TGGTGCAGGAACTAGTCCATGTGTCCCATTTGTATCTGCCGTTGCTCCTGTCATGTCTGAATATGTTGTATCCTGTGAAGGAATTCCTAAAGCAGTGATATCACTCTTAGAAACATTTGTAGTACTTGAAACATGACCTGTTCCGTCAACAGTGATTTTATAAAGACCATTTGTTTTGGCAGTATAACTTGGGTGCGTGTAATTGCTTAATCCTGCTAGTTTATTCTTTTCTGCTGTTGTGTAATCGTTTGTACTCAAACCTTTACCACTCTGCTGTGCCACAAACGTTCCTTTTATCTTACTCCATAAATAGGTTAAACCATTTTCATCTAAAAATTTTGACATTATTTCATCACTCCTTTATTTTTTTATTTGCAAATAGAATCTATATCAATGTTTGTTATTGCTTCAACCGAATCTCCTTTAGTCATTTCAATAACACTTTTTGAAGATACAGAAATTGTATTACCAATCTGAACAACACCTAAATTTTCATGGCTTGTGATAGGTATATCATAAGGACTATCTGAAGTATCTAAAAGCCTTCTAACTAAGAATATTCCATCAAGATAAGTAACCATTATTTCACTATCATCTAACAACAATTTTTCAGTCTTGAATGTAAATTGTGTTCCATAATCATCTGCATACTTGACTTTGATATACATCAAACCAATCTCTTTGTATAAAGAAAATGGAATCGTATAATAGAGAAATTTATCATCTTTTGTATAGTCCGTTATTTGATACGTTTTACTATTTGCTTCAATTTGTAAATACTCAACTTCTTTAGGTTGAAGCCTTACCTTGATTTCTATTGAATTATCACCACAACCCATTGAAGTAGAACCTGTGCAAGTTCCTTCTAGACAATCAAGATCGCATATATTTCTCATTTTTTTATTTCCTTACATATTTTCAGCAACAATCCACGCATCTAACTGAATATTAGTAATATTTGAATAACTTTCATAGTCAGTATGATTTGAATTAGTTTGATGTATTTGCATATATAATTCGTTATTATTTGTTACATTGAACCTAACAGGAACAGTATACCATCCATTATTTCCATATATAATTGCATGATTACTTGTATGTCCAAAGTTAGGCGCTCTCCATGGAAATGCATCACCATCATGAGGAGTATATATTTTAAATCCATTTGTTTTGTAAGAATTGAGATTATTAACATTTCCATCAAATAGTAATCTATAAATATTCATATCTCCGAATGATTGTCCATATATAGTACCATTAAACGTTCCTCCGTTCATTCTGACGGATAACTGACGTCTTTCTTGCATATTACTTCCCGTTCCCATGAGATAACCTTTCAAATATTCTGCTATACAACTTAATCCCCACGAATTAGGGTGTATGCCGTCAGAACTTATCGTATCCCTTAAAGAAAGAATATTTTCTGCTCCAGGAACAACCATATAAGGTTGATTGCTATATGCTGATATTGTTCTATACATTGGCATCAATTTATATTTCAATGCGTATTGATTATCTCTATCTTTAAATGCAACTCCAAAAGGTGCAAAGTGAACAACTGCGTTAGGATAAGTGCTTTTTACATAATCAATCAATGTATTTATACAACCTTGTACTTTTTCTCTTTGGTCTCCGTATGGCAATTCATTATAGCCACCACCGATCAATACATCAGTAATAATGTTTTTGTCGGGAATCTGATTTGCTACACCTTTCAATAATGTTAAATAATCATTTGATGGATTGCTAAAACTTGCTCCACCTTTATGATTAACGAAAATATTATTAGCATTTGCGTGACAATTAACCATTTTTGATTTTAATCTATCACACCATCCCAATCCTCCACCACTTCCGTCGGGTGTATATCCATCACCATATGAGTCGCCAATGAAAATATAACCTCTGCTTGAAATAGGTATACTTGATTTAATATCAATAGTTTCTTTGTCATATGTTTCAATCAAACATTTGTTATCACATATTCCATATACTTTTTCATGTGCCATTATTTTACCTCCTTTTAAATATTCCAATCTTTATCATCTGCAAGTTTCTTCTTTAACTCTAATTCTGCTTGCTTTAGTTCATAACTATCCCAATCATTTTTCCAATTATCTTTATCATAGTTCTTGAGTAATAAATGTAATGCTCCTGTGTCTCCGTCAACTTCTTTTGTTGTTATTTCAGTATGCTTTCTAGTAGAACCATTTTCATCTTGAGTAACATATGTTTTCTTGGTTTCTAGAGTATGTTTAAATGCTTTCTTTATCATTTCACTTCTTAAATCTAAAACTAAACTTGATCGCCCTTTTTTTAAGGCTTCTTTTAATTCCATTTTTTCTTTATGAACATTGAAAGCACTAACTGAAATTCCTAACGCTTCACATATCTGTTTTTCAGTAGCACCACTTTTAACCCATTCTTCTATTTTATTTATATTTGGAAATATGACAGTGTCATAAACGCTTTTTCTTCCTCTTTTAGACATTCAACATCATACTTTCACATCTCCTTTTTTATTCATATTTACATCATTATTTTATCATATTTCACTATTTGAATACATATATAATTCAAATTTTTAACAACTAAAAAAAGACAGTGAATATTTCACTGCCTTTTTTGGGAAAAGTTTCCAAGATTAAATGAAAAAATTGGTACACCTAGAAGGTTCTGCCCCTCCGTTTATCCCTTATAAGGAGACCACTCTACTATTGAGTTATAGGTGTATACGGTGTTGAATTGAGGATTCGAACCCCTGTCCTCTAGTCTCCACGACTAGATATTCTACCTTTGAACCATATCCAACAGTTATAAGCACCGTTTTAAAGTGCTTATATAAAAATGATTTAAGAAATTGAGTTAAAGAACATGCATACTTACAACTATTCGTTGCAAGTATTATTATACTCATTTTCATAATGTTTTCAATATTTTTTAAATAAAAAAAGGTGATTTCTCACCTTATTCAAATCTTATTTCCATTCCGTCCATCCATGAATTTATTTCGTATGGGTCATTCATGAAACTTTCTTTTGCTTCTTCAATTCTTCTTTCTACTTTTTCCTTTCCAAATAATTCTCTTGCTTTCTTTTTTGAAATTCTCTTTCCATTTAAATAAATTCTTGTTCTCATTTTTATGTCCTCTCTCTCTTTCTTTATATACTTATTATACTATATGTATTACATATATACAAGTGGTTTTACTTGTTTTTGCAACAAAAAAAAGGAACTATATTATATATAGCCCCTTTAAAAGGAATAACCCTTTTTTATGTGTTTTGGAGGACACACAACCAAAATGAAAACAAGTAAACCAAAACGACAAACTAATGACAACCAAAGTGAGGTGTCCTATTCACCTCAAATAATATTATACATGTTTTTACATTTTTTACAACGAACATTATACATATTTTTACATTTTTTACAACGTAAAAAAAGAACGCTTTTTAGCGTTCAATATCTGCTTTGATTAAAGCCTTGATGTATCCATTCACATTCGCACATTTTTCTAAATGATCGTAAATGTCTTTTTCTGTCTTCTTGTTTACTTTAATAGGAAAGTTCTTTGTGTTCGATTTATTGTACTTGGCACTCGCTCTAAGTTGTGCCTTGCTTGTTTTTTCATTCAATGCTATCACCTCTATTTCATTATATCATAAATAAGTAATATGTGATACTTATAATTTTAAAATTTAAGAAGGTTGATTTTTGAAGAGTGTTTTTATCAACCTTCTATATAGCGATTACTAACATAGGAAATCTTGTTTGTGAGGTGATTTCCTTCTTTCTTCTTCTTTATTTATGCTTTCATCACTGTTTAACGCATTGAAAATGAGATGGTAAATCTAAAATGCATAAAGTCCTGTTTTGATTAGTACAGGTAACTAATAATATAAAAATTAAATATCAATGCGTTGTTGAATCCCTATATTGATAATGAGATTAAATGAAAAGAATCTAAATAGGTATTTAATAGAATTTTCTTATGAGTCTTGTTTTGATTAGATCAAGTAACTAATGTTTTTTTAAAATATTTACATCAACATAGGGATATACTTATATTCTATAGATATTTTTCTATTTCTTCAAGACCTTCAATCTCCTCTAGTTCATCTTTTGAATTTTCTAATAGATATTTTAGATAGTTTATTCTTTTTTTTAATGCTTCTTTTTTATTTACAGTTGGTTCATTTCCATCTAGCATTAATCTATTATCTATTGCCATATCAATAACGTTGCATACAATAGTATCAATTTTTGTCATTTTCTGTATCTCCTTTCAAAAAATACTCTTTCCAACATTTTATTGATTTTTTCAAATATTCTTCGCAACATTGTTTGCTACTGCATTGATAATCGCATATATTGCATTCATTCATTTTTTCACTTTCAATTGCTGAAATGTCATAGTTACAAGGGCATCCGTCTATTCCGTCATTATGAATATACTTACAAGCATTATCAAGTGCTTTTTCTAATGCATCACAATAATCCTCTAAATAACCTGTATAAAATTCAAATTGTTCTAAATCATTTTCAGATTTAGGGAATGCATAATCTTCAAATTTTGGTCTAGTCATCATCTTTATTTACCTCATAATCTTTATCACAATTTTTTAATAACTCTGCAATTGATCGTGGTTCTTTATCATTCCATGATACGCATAAAAACATATCCTCGCATAAATTTAAATTATCAGAATCAATTAAATTTTCCCAAGTTTTTCCATCTTTTTTTGGCGCATACTCATATACATACAAGTTATCATTATAATCTCTTGCAATATAGTTACGATTTTTATATAAGCAATGTTTTAAGATGTCTCGTTCAAATTTTGTTAACTTAATTTTTTCTTTAATTTTTTCTTGCTCAAATTCAATAGTTACAATATTTGAAGCATTGATTAATAAAGGTTCTTCTATTGTTGCATTGATTGTTCTATATCCTACTAAATCATTTCCACAAAATTCATAATCGCCATAAATTTCAATTGCTTCATTTGCTTTAAGATTTTCTTTCATTTGTTTAATGTACTCATTAGGATTAAAACAGTCTTTTTTAATTAAATATTCATCACCGTTAACCATTTCAATAGTTACATTTAATTTAGTCATACTTATTCTCCTTCTTTTACCCATTTCATCATATTTTCAGCATTGTAGAACGGACATTCTTCATTACATTCTACTATTCCTACCCCAATATTTTTATTATCCTTACAATGCTTTCCAAACCAATTAAAATACACATCATTGCAATATGCTCCACTGTCTATCATTTCAATTAATGAGTGCATTTTTTTATCATTAACAATCATTTTTTGATACCTCATATTCTTTAAAAATATCCTCAACACAATCTATACAAATATCAATACCAAAATTGTAAGACTCGTCTCTATCGTCACCTTCAATACGGATTTTATGATCGTTCAATGTATCAATTATTTTATTTCTTAATTCTTCTGTTGTCATAAATTATTATTCTCCTTATCTTCTGCAATTCCATTCACAATTACCGACATTATAACGAATATTGCAATAGCAATAACTGATATTGCAATAAGAACACCAAGAATCAGCATGATAATAGCAAATATAGAAAATACATTTTCTAATATATGTAATAAAAACATATATATCACTCCTCACCTAAAGGGGAAAAATAATCAAGGTATTTATCATCTGTAAATGTAATCATTGTAGGTTCAACACGATAGATATTGCCTTTTCCATCTTCTATTATTGCAAATACATGACTAATCTGTCCTGCTGAATGTCCACCGATCATAGGAGATTCTCCTATCACATTTGACCACTGTTCAAAGCAGTGAAATATATAATTTTTATCTTCGTATGTACATGTTCTATAATCTTCCATAACATTCTCCTCTATAAAATAAATAAGTAAATCATTATAATTAATGTAATAGCATATGCTACTGCAAGAATAAAGAAATCTCTATTAGATGCTTTATTGCTTTTAACAAGTTTACTGTTTAATTTTTGCATATCATACATCTTATTTAAATTTTCATTGCATATGTGCGATAACGTTTTGTTTGCTTTTTTATAACTTTCGCACCTATCTTCTAAATCTTCATTTTCAGCCTTTAAATCTTCCAATTCTTCTTCTAAACAATGCTTTTCACTTTCTAGTTTTTCAATTTGAAATTGTAACTCTGTAATCTGTTCCTCATGCAATTCCATAGAAATAACGTTCATATTATCTCACCCACTCCGTTCTTTTCTTGAATTTCAATTTCAATATATTCTTCCTTTGAATCTCTTAACATTGTAATTAAATGTGCTAATTCTAAAACCTCTTGCGTTTTACAAGGATAATCCTCATTAAAATATTCACACTTATTACAGTTCATAACACCACATAATACTGCTATTTCATCTTCTGATTTAGCAATTCCAAAATTATTCTTTAATTTTTTCTGCAGTACTTCAAACCTATCTTCTAAGCCTTCAAGTACGTACTGTCTTCTAATTTTTATTTTCATATTTACCCTCCCATATTTGGACATATGCAATCCCAACGATAATCCTCAAAATGCAATTCTGCATCTTTCAAAATTCTTCCTTTAATAATTTCTATCATCTGATTGAACTGCATTCCTTGTTCAAAACCATAGATTTTCATATCAATATTATATTTTTTACATATTTTAAGAAGATCATCTGCTGAAATTCTCCATGCAAATTTCACATCTAATGCAATTGTATAAGTTAAATCATCTTCATGGTCTTCAAAAGATACATATAAGTCATTAACAAATCCTCTTATTGTTCCTTGAATCCAACAGGGTTCACCACATGAAACATATTCAAATTCATCTAACTCTAATTCAGAACATTCATTTCCTAAATAATCAACAGGTTTTAAACCTTTTAGAACGAAATTCTTTAAATTTTTACTTTTTCCACGAACTCTTAAAGTTCCAACGCACCAATTTGGCATATTATTATTCCTCCTTAATATTCTCAACAACGCAATTATCTAAAATACCTTTAATTGATGTTGGCTTATCATCTTTCCATTGAACAAATTGAAATAAGTCATTAATTACATCAAAAGTAATATAAGTTTCGCAATTGTACCACATACCACCATTTTTTTGAGGAGGATTATTTCCTTTATGCATATACAAATATCCTCCAATTCCTCTTGTTAAATACCTAAAATCCTTTTTATAAAATAACTTTAGCAATAAATATTCTAATCTAGTTAATTTAACAGGTGGTTCTTTATATTCTTCAAATAGCCATTTAAATGTATTAGATGCGCCAACTAATCTCATTCCACAATATTTATATACAATTTCCTTAATTGCTCTATTCATTCTATTTCCATCACCATCAATAACTTTTTCTTTTAGTAAATCTTGATATTTATCAATAATATCATCTTTGTATTTTTCTCCATTAGTCATCATCTTTTTCCTCCTCATTATTTAAGTTTCCAAATCTGATTTCATTAATAACATAAGTTAGTTTTTTTTCTCCCGTCAGAACATTGCAAAGATTATACATATTGCATTTTTTGCAATCATCATGAGATTTACAATAGTTTAATAATCCACTTATTGCTATAAATTGAGCAATATCGTCTGTTTTAAGCATTTTCAATCACCTCGCAGTTATTTAATACATTTTGAATTAATGTAGGTTCTGCATCTTCCCATTTAATAAATGCAAATAATTCATTGAATAAAGTTAAATCACGTGAATAATTTTGATTCTTTGGGACATCACAATCCCAAATATCTTTAACTTTTTTTGGTTTATACCAAAACGAAAATAAGTTGCCATCTTCATCTCTAGCGATATATCCAAATTCTATAAATTTTAAAATCTCATATTCAAGTCTATTTAATTTAATAGGTTCTTTATTTTCAAGAATTAACCATTTTAATCTTGCAACATTACATGATGGTTCATACCCATTATTTTTTGGATTAAATAAACATTCATCACAAAATCTTGCATCACATTCTATGATTTTTCTATCACGTTTATTAAATCCAAAATCACAATTCTTAGTTTTCAAAATATCATCTATATACCTTTCACAATTGATCATCAATACTCCTCCTCTAAATAATTAATTGATGCAATATTTTTAGAATTTATTGAAACACTCGATAATACTTTTTCTTTTGAATCTAATGGTGGTGATTTATGGAAATTATAATAATATCTTACATAGATAATTTCTTTTGCAATAGTGTTGTCAATTTCAATGAAATTCATATCATCAAAATTTCTTGTCATTAAAATTGTTATTCTTGTGTCATGCAAATGGTATTCATCTCCATTAACCATTCTAATAACTATATTTTTCATTTTCTTTTGCTCCATTCTTCTTTATCTTTATTCTTTGCAACTAACATAAAATAAAATGTTGCAATACCTTCAATGCTAGATTTATCGTTTATACACTCTTTAAATAACTCTGCATATTCTTCATATCCTTCTGCAATCATTAAAGACCAATCACTAACAAAAGGCATTGCGTCTCCGATTGCTAATTTTAAGGCATGTTTATATACCTCAAGATAATATGAAGCAGTGCAATCCCTTAACCATTTATCATGTTTTAATTCTGTATTTTCTTCTTTTAAGTGTTCTAACTTTCTTTCTAAGTCAGCCACATACTCACTTGAATATGTGACTTCTTTTAATTTTTTTGGGTCGTTCATCACTTTAACTTCCTTTCATTCTTTATTTTTTTTGTTCTCGTTCATCACATTAATTGATATGACTTTTTCTAGATTAATATGAGCCTCGTCCACGTGCTCCCAATTTCCATTCGGATCATAGAATGTGATTATTTTGTAGCCTGTCAAGTCAAAATGTGCATATCTTAATTCTCTATCTGTTTTATCTCTTAGCAATCCATAAGCACCAGCACCCACGCCACCAATCACATATTTAGAACCATCACACATGTTAAATGTTATACAATACATAATTAATCTTCCTTTCTAAGCCATTCTTTTATTGACTTTTTATTTTTAAATTGACAATCTCCACATTTCTGCGGTTCATTAATTAACACCCCATGACAACAATATTTGCCATAGGCTTCTTCATGCAAGTAGTCGCAGTTATGACCAAAAGCATTCAGAAGTTTATCAAGTTTTTTTTCATCTACTTTAATCATCATATTCTCCAAATTCCCATTGATCAGTTAAATATTTGAATAAATTTTTAGCATTGCAACATGGGCAAAATGCTTCACTTTCATCACATAATCCCATGTCGCAAGGTGGATATTCTTCCATATTTATATCTGCCAATGCTATTTTTATTGATATACAATCACTTTTTTTATAAAGTAATTCAAGCAGTGCTTTCAACATCTTTTCATCAACTTCCACTTTTGCCAACCTTCTTTAATTCTGAAATTTCAATTTTTAAATTTGCATTTTCTACCTCTAATCTATTTGTATATATTTCTAGTTTTGTTGTATAAAATGCCAATCCTATAAAACTACCCATTTCTCTAAAATCCTTTTTAAATGGTCTCTTTATGAGTTTCTTTGTTAGTCTATTCATCATCTTCTATATATCCAACCTTTATAATATCCTTTTCTTTTCTTGCTCTTCTGCGTATAGTGTTAATTGTTATATGTAACATATTTGATAACTCTCTAGCCGTTCCAACGGCTATTAATTCATCACATTCATAATATGCGTATAGTGCTTTATGTTGAATCATTGTTATTTCTCCATTTACTATTTGAAGCGTTATGTTTAAAACAACTTCATTCTAGGATCGCTCCCATTCGTTTCTCTTTTATATTGCATATACGCTTCTGAACTTTTAGGAGAAAAGCCCAAACCCCTTAGCCAATAATCATTCCTTAATATTGATTTGCATATCTTACGATAACTTGGAATATCTTTTTTCTTTTCTATGTAATAATCTGCTTCATCGGGTATACCATCATGGTAACAATTATCTTCCCAATACTTTATGTATTTATCTATTTGATATTGATAGTGCTTTTTTGTTTTTGGTGGCATTGAATTTATTAATAATTCATAATAACTTTTCCATGTATGCCCTTTGGGTTTTGAAATTTTGTTATATCCATTTATGTTTCCTGTCTCATTAATATACAACGCTCCACTATTTGCACCATTAACACGATTGACTACCTTGCCCCATGTATTAGGTTCAATCAAATGAAATAGCCACAACCCTCTTTTTTGGTCATCTCCATATGGTTGACATATTCTCATTTGGCTTAATTTAAGTCCTGCTTCATACATATAATCATATAATTTATTGTATGGTTTATCCTTATGCTTTCCATGAAAAGTCCAAATATCATTCACCTTCCAATCATAAATAGGGTATACATTATAAACGTTTTCACTTGCTTTTGTTGTATACATCTTTCCATCTTTAGTTTGCTTTCTTGAATTTGCAATAGTCCTATATCTATTTAAACTTTCATCGCTTCTTATACCAACAAAGTTTGCTGTTGTCTTTCCTTGTGAATACCATTCACCAAACAAAGGAACAAATTCTTCAAATTCCATACCATCTTTAAAAAATGGAAAATAGTTCACATCATTTATACAATCTTTTGGCATTTGTCTAATCCATATATCTTTTTGATCACTATCCCAACATTTCCAAAAAGGTTCATATACACTTACTGCGTTTCTTAAATGTATAGGTAAGCATATCCAAAACCATTTTGAATTTTCTTTATACATTTCTTTCATTGTTAAAGCGTGATTTATAGTTATATCATATTGACCTTCTAAATCTATCAAAATAACACCTACAACCTTATTTCTTTTAATTGCTTCTTGCATAACCATGTGCAACATTACAGTGCTATCTTTTCCACCGCTAAAACTAACATATATTCTTTCAAAGTTATCAAATGTCCATGATATTCTTTGTTTAGTTGCTTCATAAACATTTATTCCTATTCCTTTTTTCATACCATTTCACCTAAATCAAATAAAGATATTTGCCCTTGGTGCCTCCTTACCCAATTTGTAATAATTTCATTTGCTATCTTGTTTGCTTGTTCTCTTTGATTGTCTGTAAGCAATCCCCACCCTTCTCTTGTTTCGTCTTCATGAACGTTTGCGTATATACTACAACATGCTTGACCTAACCACGCTTTTTTATTTATTTTATCATTTGATAAATTATACTCTGTCGCATTTTTCCATTTGCTTACTACTGTTTCCATTGCTTTACGGCACGTTTCTTTATCTCCTAATATTTCACACGCTCTCTTTACTCTCTCATTTCTATCATTTTTGTTTTCTCTATACATGCCATTTTGAAAATCTTCCATTTCTTGATATTGATGAAATATCCTTTTCATTATTCAATCACATCACTTTCATTAACTTCCCATGCTTCACTAAATTCTTCATCTTGAAACATTTCTGCCAATCCATACACTTGAGATAATCTTAATATTTCATCTTGATCTAATCCCAATTCCTTAGAAATCCTTTTATCTGTCCAATTTCTTCTTTTTAAATCAACTACTATTTGGCTCATTCCATCTATTGTATGTTTTCCCCTTGCTCTATTGTGCCTAATGGTTGAAGCAATTCTATCACCTTTATCTTTTCTATTTTCGTTTATAACAACTACAGGTAAATATCCTTTTACTCTCTTTTTAATATCTTCATATTCTTTCCCAACTCTGTTTCTATGAAATCCATCAACAACTTCATAAATACCATTATTCTCCCATACAACTATTGGTTGTGTATATCCATCTTCTTTAATTGATGTATGTAATAGTTCCATTTCGGGTGGAGCAACAACATTTGGATTGTAATCATTTTGCTTAACTAAATCTTGTTTTACCCATTTAACACATTCAACGGGTTCATAGTTAAATGGACTAACTTCCTTCAATCTTTCTTTTATGTAATTTATTGATTCTATTCTTTTGTCAATATCCATTTGTTTTAAAGAATCAATAATTCCATCTATCTTTCCTTTCATTAATTTTTATCACTCCCAACTTTTAGAAAATTCCTTATCTTTGAATAAACTTGCTAACCCACTAATCTGTTTCAATCTAAGTAATTCTTCTGAATCCATACCAAGATGTTTAAGAATCCATGCATCACTCATTCCCGATTCATGTAATTCTTTTACAATGTTAACCATCAAATCAATATCATGATTTCCTCTTGCTCTGTTATGTCTTACTGTTGATGCCATTCTATTACTAATATCTTTGTCAATAACAACTACTGGCAAACATCCACCTTCACGATCATAAATATCTTTATGTGTTAACATAACTGTATATCTATGATAACCATCAACAATTTCATATTTATCTTCATTTTCTAAGTAATAGCACACAATAGGCATTGTATAACCATCTTCTTTAATTGAATCATAAAGCAACTTCATTTCGGGAGGTGCTACATGATTTGGGTTATAGGTGTTTGCTTGCACCTTTTCAATAGGTATTCTTTTTACATCATAAACAGGTGACTTATAAGTTTGCATATTTTTCCATCGCTCTCTTTCTTTTTGATATTTCATCCTTTGTTTGTGCAAATCCCATATATTTGCAGAAATAATCATTTTTCATAATGCATACGCACATTCTTTTGTAAGTTGGTAATTCAGTAAAGTTTGGGCAATTTGTATCATCTAAGTATTCATCAAATGCCACAACCTCTTTATTCGTATGTGGTTTTATTCTTCCTTTTCTTTCAAATTTGACATTATTATTTTCTAAATAATCTAATGTTTCATCACTCACTACACATCCTTTTTCTCTCCATACTTTAATGGATGTGTTCAGTTTTTCTAAGTAGTGTTGCTTTGTCTTTTCGTCCAATGTATCAAGTAAGAAGTAACAATATTCTTTCCATGTAAAGTGTTTTGGCTTTGTTATTGATTTCCAACCCATTGCAGTTGTACCACCATATAAACCTGCAAAGTTAACTCCGTTCACTCTTCCTATCATCTTTCCCCAATTGTTAGGGTCAATTACTTTATATAATTTCAATGTTTCACTTCCACAAGAATGAAATGGGTTAGCAACTCTCATTTGATCTATATTCAATCCTGCTTTATAATACAAGTCATATAGTTTGTTGTATGTTTTATTGAATTTACCGTTATAAATCCAATCATCTTGTACATTCCAATCGTATATTGGATATGCTTTGTATGTAAGTTCATCATCAAGATAGCCATTTATGTAATTTGTATTTTTATAAGGTTTTACTTTTTTATCGCTCGCAATCGCTCTAAATCTGTTTAGGCTTTCATCCGTTCTGATTCCTATAATTACAGCAGTTTTTCCAAATTGAGAAGCATACCACTTCCCAAAATTATCTTGCACTTCATAGTCTTGTTGCCCCGAATACATTTCAAATGGACAATTTTCTTCATTGATTACATAATCATATTTAGGCATATCACGAACCCATATATCTTTTTTTGATTTCTCCCAAGGAATCCACGTTCCTGCGTCCATTCTACAACCACAATTGGCACCAACAGGTAAACATAGCCAATACCTTTTTATATCGCTCAGCGCCTCGAATGTTTCCGTCACATAATCAGTTGTCATTTGATATTGTGCTTCATAATCAAGATGATACATTGCTAATTTATTAAGCAAATTATGCTCTTTTGCATAGTCATAGCATAAGTTAAGACATACTCCACTGTCTTTTCCTCCACTGAATGCTACCATCACATTGTCAAACTCATTAAATATGTATTCAATTCTTTCTAACGCACTTTCATACACGTTTTTATCTATATATTTCTTTGGCATTTCTCTTATTATAGAATTTCTTTAAATTCCTTTTCTCCTTTCCTTTCAACACAAATAAGAAACGGACTAAATAAGCCCATTTCTTATTTATAGTAGATTACTTAAATAATCTACTATAAGCATAGCGATAACTACGCTTTTGAAGTGGATGCTTCACAATGAAGTACCACCAACTCATTCTATTTTTTTTCATTTGTGTATCCTCCTCACAACCACTATTATATATGTATTACTTATAAATGTCAATATTTTACATTACCTTTTTTACATCTTTCCACAATGGGTTTAATGCCCCTTTGTAGTTTAGATACATGTTTTCTTGAAAAGCGCTATATCCTGTTAATACATGAATTTGTTCATTACCCAAGAATTCACCGTCTTGGCTATAATACTTGCCATATTTGGTTTTTCCTTCTTCATAGTGGCAACATTCAAACTCACCACGATCAAGCGCTTCTAACGCTTGATTTTTTAATTCTTCAATTTCTTTTTGGGTTGCTTCTCTATAATCAACCTCTCTTTCTAAAAATATATCTCCATTATCAGCAATCCAAACTTTCTTTAATTTCAACATCTTCTTTTCTCCTTTTCCTTTATGTTTACTATTTGAAGCAAAAAAAGAAGCCCTAAAGGACTTCGATTTTTCCATTCTCTTTATTACATTTTATTTCATGCATTTTACCCTGTAATTCAAATTTCCATGAATAAGATGTTTTTGTATCTTCATCAACATACCAACCAATAATATCATCATACTCATAAAACTTTGAGTTCTTATAATATTTTTTGATTTTTGATAAAGATTGTTTTGATGTTAGCATTTTGCTATCCCCTTTTTTTGATGAATTTATCTTACATACTTATAATACTATATATGTGATATATATACAAGTGGTATGCTTCTATTTTTAAAATAAATTCACTATTAGAATACTAAACATCAAATATACTTATCTGTTCTATTTGTTTCTTTTCGCTTTCTTCTTTATATTGAAACATTGGAGAAAATGGACTTGTTTTTCTATAAAACCTTTTATCATAGAAATCTTGAACGCTTATACAACCTTCTTGTCTATTTGAAGTGAATAGGTGATTACATTTACAATCACGTACACCACATTCAAACAATTCATCATCTAATTGTTCTTTTGCATAATCTTCTCCATAGCATTTAATCATTGCCGTATTATTAAATGATGTGCTTTTATGTACTAACCTATCTCCACAACAACACTTATTAGTGCCTATAAAATGTAAATCATTGTCTGCTATTGAGTATGGTATATTATGCTTTTCAAAGTATTCAATAAACGGTTTATACAATTCTAATCTAATTGTAGGCTTTAAATTCAATAATCCCATTTGAGTAAAGTTTTCTTTTTTTAAATTCATTTCTTTTAAAATGAATTCCTTACATTCCTTGTTCTGTGGAACTATTTTTATGCCTTCTAAAGTAAAGTTATCAGCGTCTTTAAACATTTCAACTATTTTTAACGTTGATATATTAGGTATGAACGGTTGTATTCTTATTCCAACTTTAAATCCTTTATCTTTTAATTCCCTATAAAATTTATATCGACTTTCTACACTTGGTACATTAGGCTCAATGTTTTTTAAATCATCAACATTTGTAATACTTAGTTGAAATGTATGTAAATCGGGTCTAATATCACAATCATATGTTGTATTGCTTTTTGTCGAAAATAAAATATGAATACCATATTTATTGGTAATATCTAATATTTGTTTTGTTATTTTCAACTTTCTTTCACATGGTTGAAATGGATCGCTCATTCCCCCACAATGCCAAGTTATACCTTCATCAATTAAGGTTTCTAAAAAATTCGTTTGATCAACATTTTTATCATCAAATACTTTTTTTAGTTTATTCTTTACTTGATTAATATTTGCTACTTGAATTTTCTTCTCATACTCCATAATCTTTCTATTTTCAGCAAAACAATATTTACAGCCAAAAGAACATGTTTTATATGAGTCAATTCTGATTGGTAATCCACATATAGCGAATTTACTGCTTACATTCAATGGATTGAATTTTTTAATGTTATCTTCCATGACTTTGAATACTCCTTATATTCTTTTTCTGCTTTCTTTCTCCTTTTGGTTGTTTCTGTTGGTTTTAATTCGGGGTGCGTTTCAAAAATCTTTCTTCTTGCTCGTGTTACTGAACCAAATGAAGGAAAGCCATATTTCTTATGATTTAACATCACCTCACTAAATCTATCAATTGTTGCAACATTAAAGTTAATTTCTCTATATACTGCATAAACCAATACAAAATCATCACTTCTTGTTTGTTCATATTTTTGTAAGACTTTTAAAACAATGTCTTCTGTTCTTTCTAGTTCCATATATGTATATTCCTTTCTATTTTTTCGATTGTTCCCATATTCTATCCGTTTCTTCTATCATTTTTCTAAATTCTTCTTTTAATTTTTTAGATTCCTCTCTATATTCCTCAACGCTCCAACCCGTCAATTCTTTAAATTTGTTATTAGTTTGTTCTGCTAAATCTTTCTGACCACATTTAACTTGCACATCATAGATTCTAAGAAGTTCATCTGATGAAAACTCGGGTTTACTTTCATCTTCATTTTTTTCTTTATCAAGCCATTTTGGAGTTGGTTCTTTTCTAACATTGTTAGGTTTTGGCTTATCCTGTTCTCTTGATAACCAATTGTTTATAAATCGTTTAATACCTCTTTTAGTTTTTCTTTTTGTAGGATTTGCATTTAACCACCCTTTCATTTTCCTTAATTCTTGCATGATATCAACATTGGGATATAATTCTTCATATTCATTAAAATCGTTTTGAGTAACATCATATAAAGTTTTATCGTTCAAAATTAATTGAATAATTGATGGTTCAATACGATTTTCTAAATCGTTTTGAACAATAATATCTTTTTCTTTATTCTTTTTTTTATTCTCTATATCTCTATACTCTATACTCTTATCTCTATACTCTTGTGTTACATTGTTATTTACATCAGTGTTACATTGTAACGCTTTTTGTTCTTCTTTCTTCTTTCTCCATTCTCTTACTCTCTTGGCACTTGTTGTTTCACTGCCTACCATTTCACTAAAGTTAGCGATTGTTAAGCATGAATTTTTATCTTCATAGATTAACCCTAGTTTCTTATACAACTCTAGCGCTACAACAACAGTGTCATAATCAAAATACTTTGTATCTCTTACAATCTTATCAATGTCATAAGGTACGATCATTTCACCTATTCTTTTTTCTAAAGTGCCGTTTGTGTTTGCAGTGTTTAAACATAACATCTGATACAACACCACATATTCACAACCATTCTTTTGGGATAACAGGAAATCAATTTCATCTAAACTAAAGAAATTAGTTTTCAATTTTATCCAATAAAATCTCTTTTCACTCATTTATTTCTCCTTTTCATTGTTTGAAACGTATTCTTTAATTGCTTCATCAACGATAAACCATAGCAATTTACCACTTTTACGTTTTTCCTTGTCAATTAATTCTTTGGTGCTTTCTTTGATTCTAATGACTGAATATCCTTCCATTTTTTCACCTTCTTTTCTATATTTTTCTACTTTAATTATAGTACAATATTATTCTTATTCAAGACTAAATTCACTATTTGAAGCATTAATAAATTAATGACACTTCTATTCTTGGATTATCCTTGTCTATGTAAACATGGTGTTCAATTTCATTTATGTATTTTTGGCTATCATCTTCTAGGATTCCTGTTTTAACAATGCCATCTAGAATAAACTTTGTAGCAAATGTGATATTGTCTATGTCTCTTCTTCTATTCTTCTCATACCAATCAATCTTTATTTTGATAGGGTGTTTATCAACTTTCTTGATTTTAAAGTGTCTAATATAATAAATAACAATAGATTCATTATCTTTCTTCATCTTAGCACCTGCATAAGGGTTTCTCCTGTTCTTATTTGTATACTCATTCAAGCCACTTAATCTTCCATCTATAATAAACCTTTGCATAACATCACTTCTTTCTATGTTTTTTTCTTGAATAAAAAGAGTTTTTTATATTCACGATGAAATACTCATGTTTATATAAAAACCTCTTAAAATCGAAAATATGAGCGATTTATAAATAATTCTTGTGAAACACTTCCATGAATTTTTCATGACTGTATTTCTTTTCAAACGCTTCTTGCATCTCTCTCTTTAACCTTAAATCTAATGCTTTATTGAAATGTACTCCATAATTGCTCATGTTATGATAATCTGCTCTCAACGGAACACAACAGCCATATTCAATAGATTTCTTTCTATCTGCATAGCCATAGTATACTTCATGAATATGTATATCTTGTGTGCTTCCTGTTATGTAGCATTTCTTCATGTTATCAGTTAATAAACTATATCTTTTTTTCATTTTTTTTCAAATATTCCTTCATCAACATTTCATGATATTCTCTTTTTGTTTTCTGATATAGATAAGAGTTAACAAGAGATGCAATCCAAACAAATATCAATAATATAATCAAAATATAATCAATCATTTTTCTACCTCCTAATTCGATAATATAATAAGCCATAATATAATCATCACTGTAATAAAAATAAAAATCATTTTTCTATCCTTTCTATGCTTCTTTTCTGCTTGCTATCAATCCATTCTTTAATTGATGGTTCATATGCAAAGCCCATTTTCTTTAGTTCTTCAATCACGATCAAAACATCTGCAATTTCTTCGTTTAAATGATTCACTGCTTCAAGCGTTACTCCATATCTATAGATTTTTGAAATTGCTTGTGCTAATTCGCTTGCTTCTTCCATTGCAACAACCATCATGTAATCATTGCCATAATGTTCAATAACTTTTTTTAAAATATCATCATCAAATACTATTTCATTATCTTTATTCATCTTCAAATATATCCGTCCTTACTATTTTTAAATTTTCGTATTTTCTAGGAGTTATTTTTTTCTTGTATCTTTTATATAAGCCGTATACGCTTATTGGTTTAATTCCTAGATAATTACCTATAATATATGCATTTCCTTCTGCTTTTAATTCATCATCAATATATAAAGCGTAAGTTATCATGTTCTTTTTAATACTCATATATATTACTCTCCATCTTAATATCTAACTCACTACACCAACTCAAAAGCACGTCTATTAGTTTATTGCATTCTTCAACATTGAATTTACTTGAGCCTTCAAAGCACTTATAAACAATCATCTTCTTACCTTTGTATATTTCGGGTCTTACAACCTTAACGGCTCTAAATGATTTTTTTAATTCGTTTTCAATGGTTTCTAATCCCATGACATACTCAAATTTAGCGTTTGCCTGTTCCAATGCTGATATATATATTTCCATATCATCTTGTTGTAACTCTTGTGCTATCTCATGGATAATAGCCCACATATAAGCGTTTTGATTCAATGAGCGCTTAGACTTTGGTCTTTTTATTTCTAAGGAATAAAGTCCTTCTTTAAGTTCATCAACTTTCTTCTTATCATAGAAATGTTGAAATGAGAAAGTTATCTCAACATTTCCCATTTCATCATATTCTTTTCTTATGTAATTACCATTAACTTTTATCATATGTTTCAACAATCCTTAAAAAAATAACAAATAATATAATGCTTGTTGTTTTGCTATATGCAAGATTCAACAAACCACTAGCATATTTATAAACCATGTTGATGATGGAATATTCTATGTAATAGCCAACATACATGAATATTCCAATTACAACATGAAAGATTATTAATTTTAGTATATTTTTCATTAAATAATTAACTTTTTGAAGCATTAGAATGCTATATCATCTTCTTGAAGTTCATAAGAGTTGATAGGGTCATTTAAATTATTGTAGTTGTTATTAATTTGTGGTTGTAGATTGTTGCTTGAATTATTTGTGTTAATGAACTCAACTCTATTACATAAGACATTAACAGTTTTTCTATTGTGTCCGTCTTTATCTACATATGATCCTGTTTGTATGCTTCCTTCAACTGCAACTTTTGAGCCTTTGCTACAATATTGTGCAGTATTTTCAGCAATTCTTTCCCAACAAACACAATCAACAAAATCTGCTTCATCATTGTTATATCTATTCAATGCTAAAGTAAAGTTAGTTACGGCTTTTCCGTTCCCTGTTCTTCTTAGTTCGGGGTCTCTTGTCATATTCCCCAAAAGAACTACTCTATTTATGCTCATTGCTTATTCTCCTTCAATTTAATTTCAATCATCTTTTCTAACACATTCTTATAATTATATCTTTCCGCTTGTGTCATTGTGTTGACATCACTCTTATTATTGTTGAATTTATTAATAAAATGTAATGCCCCTTCACTTTTCACATCTACACCTAGATTAAATAACTCTTCTACTCTTTTATCAATCTCACCTAATAATGTAGCCTGTTCAATTCCTATTTGCTCATTGCTATTTTGAGATTGTTTATTATTTGCTCGCTTTTTTTCTTGATATTCCTGTGTATCAACATCTTTTGTATCGTCAATGCAGAACAATCCATTTAAAGCGTATTTTCTAGCGTATGAACTAGTTGCGCCTGTTACTTGTGCGCTATCCATACCTTTTTTATTTTCGCTTTCTCTAGCATATGCACATGCATATACTTCTTCTTGTGTATCAATATCAATAAGGCTTGCTTTTGCTTTAACATAAAAACGCTCACCAACTTGTGAAACATAATCATCAATCAATACAACTGCACCATATTTTAAACATAACGGCTTGATTGCTTCTAGAATATCCTCACAACTTCTATAGTTGTAGTTTCCAAATTTGTTATATTGGTTCTTTGGCGCTTTCAATTCATTCTGAATAGATAGCAACTTAGAATAAATACTAATTTTCTCCTCCATTATTCATTCTCCTTTGCTTCTTCAACTTTTTTCATATTCTTTTTTAATTCTTCAATTCCTTTTACTTTTTCTTCCTCATACATTTTATAAAGTCTTTTACTGAAATGAGTTACAAAGTCATTGTAACTAATTGTTTCGGGTAGATTATCCTTAAATACTATATTTTTTAACCATGTTTGATATGATGCACATTCAAAAGCATTTTCTGATTCATTATAGTTAATTTTTAACTTATTCCAATCATGAATGCCATAAATGCAATCATCAAATAAATCATTCTCACCATTTTTTAATGCGACTTTTTCAACGTTATTAAATGGTGATCTTTTTGAATTTCTTGTCATAAATTCAATTTTTTCTTTTAGTGCTTTATTTTCTGCACTTAATTCCTTATTATCTGCACATACTACATTATAAGCATCATTAAAATCTAATAGCCCACTAATTAAATATTTAATATCCATTACTCATTCTCCTTTGCTTCTTTTAATGCTTCTTCTTTTTCTTTCTTATACAGTTCTAATAATTCAGTTTTGAAATATGTTGCAAAGTCCTCAAATGACATTGAACTAGGGATTCTATCACAACTAATCTTTTTTTCTAACAATTTATCATATGAAGTGAAGTTATATGTATTCGCTTCTTCATCATAACTGCAATTAACTTTCTGCCATGAACTGATTGAATAATTAAAAATTTCTTTTTTTCCTCTTTCGATCATTAATACATCAATGAAAGATACATTTTTTTCTGCACTTCTAATTTTAGGAACAGCATTTTTTAAACGTTCATTTTCCATTTCTAAAACATCAATATAATCATATACATCTAAAATATCATTCACTAAATCTTGTCTTTTAATCATTTTCTTTTTCTCCTTCATCTAATCCTTTTAATTTTCTATAGAATGGGCAATATTGAGCAACGTTGCAGTACTCTTCACATTTCTTGTTTTCTCCTTCACGCTTCTCAATATAATGCTTATCATCATTTACACCTTTCCAATCCATGTAGTTTCTTGCTTCTTCTTCACTATCAACTACTCTCAAGGCTCTTTTGTTGCCCTTCTTCATTACTGCATATTTATTTCCTGTAAACCATCTTTGTTCTTCATTGCATGGTTCTAATTTTTCCGTATCAGTATTTTCTGCCACTGAAATGTCAATAAATCTTTCAATAATGAATTTTTCAATATCCTCAAAGTCCTTTTCAGTAAATTTAAATTGTACTCTATGAACAGGGAATTGTGGGTAACTGCTATCTAATTTTGCTTTGGTTTTAGAATGATCCTTTAAGAATGCAACTATTTCACCCTTATCACATTCAAAGCCAATTTTTCTAAGCATCCAAGCATACATTAACAACTGCTTCTTGTAATCTTCCCAATCATTATAAATGACCTTCCAACATGAAGCCGTTTTATAATCCGTTACGGTTTTAGTTGCTTCATCATATAAATCAAAGATTCCACTTAATTTATAGCCATTGATATCAACAACTAGATAATTCTCTTTTAATTGTGAATCCTCTTCTTGAGCATTCTCTAAAATGCTATGGACTGCACTACCAAAAAGTGCCCAAATCATATCAGATACATCTTGTTCAATATAATCTGCATATCTTCTTTCAAGAACATTTTGACATGCTCCTTTTAATAAAGCCGTTACGCTATACTGTTTAGGTTTGTATGTGTATTCTCTTGTCACTGCATCAACAAGAGGTTTAGGTAAGTTCATTTTATTTGTAATCTTCATATTCATTCTCGCTTTCTACTAAATCAAATAATCTTAATGTATTTTCTGTTTTGAACGTTCTTTCAAAATTATTCAAAAATTGTTGAGATGGGTTTTTCTTTCCTGTCTCAATCAAACAAAAGAAACTTGTTGCAACTCCTAGTCTTTTGGCTACATCTGTTTGAGTTAGTCCTCTTCTCGCTCGCCATGCTTTTAATTTGAGTCTTTTCATATTCTTTCACCCCTTTTCTTGTCTACTATTTGAAGCGTTTGCTATAAAGCATGATTTACTCATGCTTTTCAATTATCCTTTTTTGCGATTTTCGATTTTTAAAATCAATTCTTGTAATTCTTTTATGTGTCGCTTTTCGATTATGATATTTTCTTTTATTAAAAGGTTTTCTAATTCATCAATAGTTTTATGTATTTTTTTCATATAATCGCCTCTATCTATTTAATATCAAATTGGATAATTGACTCAATTTTCTTAAATTGTAATTATTATTATCTCCTTTCTACTATTTGAAGCAATTTCTAACTTCTTAAGACAATATTATTTTACAATAATTTTAAATGTTTGTAAATAATTAAATTAACCAATAGTATAATAATTTTACTATTTGAATACAATGTGATATATTTAAGTTATAAAATAAAAAGGAGTGCTATTTGTTGAAGATTCAAAAAAGTATTAATACAAAGGATATAGGCGCAAAGATTAAACATTTAAGAAAAATGCGATCAATGACACAAGATGAATTAGGTGTTGTCTTAGGTGGCTTGTCTAGAGGGCAAATATCTAATCTAGAGACAGGAAGAAGGAATTTAAACATTCATCAGATTAAGACTCTTGCAGATTATTTTAATGTATCCTTAGAAACATTAGGACTTGTTACAAATGAGATTGAAACCGTTGATTTATTGGAACGTGCAAGAATGATATTTGAGAATGAGGTCATACCACTAGAAGAAAAACAAGAACTGTATGAAAGTGTGATGAAACTGTATCTTGAAGCAAAAGAACAAACAAAAAAATGAGAAGCATTGTATACGCTTCTCATAACCATATGTTTTTCTTATCTTTTTTTAATTTCTTGATTTCATCTTTTGAATAAAATAATGCTTCATCTTTGAATATTTTGTTACAAGTATCATATAGATTTTTTAGGTTCTCTTTTGTTTGTGTTGATGGGTTTATGAAGTTTATTGTTGTATTGCCTATCTGCACTTTTACCACCTCAAAGATATGTATGTTGTGTATCAATCATTTATGTATGAATACTTTATAATTAAATATTAACTATTTGAATACTTTATTACAATAAGGAATGAATATAAAAAATATGACAATTACACCAATTTTTGAAGAAATAGATTTAATGCTACTAAGGAAATCAAGAACGGACGACACAAAAGAACCAATAGAAATAACATTAAAAAGACATGAGGAACAATTACAAGAACTCTCTATAAAGACAACAGGAAAGCCAATAAAAGAAGAAAATATATATAGGGAGATTGTATCGGGTGGAGAGAATATAAAAGACAGACCCGATTTCTTGAGATTATTAAGACGGCTTGAAAGTGGAAATATAAAGCGTGTTTGGTGCATGGATCCCGAACGTTTAAGTAGAAGTGGAATATATGGTGCAGGTGATGTTTTAAAGATATTTGATATTACTAATACATTGATTGCAACCATTGAGCAGATTTATGACTTAAAGAATCCAATGGATAAGAAATACTTAGAAATGCGTATGATTCAATCGGCAGAGTATAGAAACTATTCAAAAGATGTAATGAATAGAGGTAGACATAAATCTGTTAGAGATGGCTATTATATTGGTAGTTCTGCACCTTTTGGATATAAAAGAAAGCAACTGCCACAAGAAAAGAATAGATTTATACTAGAACCTCATGAAGATGAATCAATAACAGTCAAATTGATGTTTGAAATGCTTCTTGAAGGTGTTGGAACATCTAATTTAGCCAATCATTTAAACAAGTACAAATATAAAGCACGCAAGAATGAATATTGGACTCCTGCAATGGTTAGGAATATAGTAACATCAGAAGTCTATTGTGGCTATAACACATGGGAAAAATTCAAGACTGTTGAAGAAATTATTAATGGTGAGATAGTAAAGAAAAGGAAATTAAATGAGGATTATTATATATACAAAGGCAAGCATAAAGCATTGATAAGTGAAGAAGAATTTAAGCACGTTCAAGAGATATTGAAGTCACACCCTTCTTCTAAATGCAGTTTAAATAAAAAGCCTTCAAATCCTCTTGCAGGAATCATGATATGTAAGAAATGTGGTAGGCACATGGTAAGAAGACCATACACCGAAAAGCATTTAAAACATGGATATAGAAAATATAAATATGATAAACAGGAACTATTAGACTTTATGAGAAAATCAAAAGAGGATAGCAAACTTTCATTAACTCAAATTGCTAAGAAAATGAACGTATCAACAGATACTGTAAAGGGTTGGTTTCCTACTAAGATAGAAAGATTCTATGATGGTAAGAATTTGAGTGATAATTGGTTTAAACTGAAAGAAGTGCTAAATATTCAAGAAACAAAATGGGATAAGATAATAACCACTTATAAGAAGAAAGTAAAACAGAATGATAGTTTAATATGCATTACACCGTTTTGTGATAATGTATCTAGTGAATTACAACTAGTTGAAAAAAGGCTCTTACAAGCCTTAGAAATACAATTAAACGACTTTAAATATTATGTTGATAATTATGAGCAAGAAATAATAAAAGAAGCAAAAGACAATGCTAAAACATTAAACAAGATAGAAAAGCAGATTGAAGAATTAAAGAAGGAATTGAAAAATCTAAGAAGATCGTACAATAGAGAAGAATTTACATATGACGAATATGTTGAGGATAAAACAGATATAGAAAACGAATTGAAAGAGATTGAACAAACAAAAGAAGAAATATTAAAAGACACTAACCAAGATAAAATAATGAGATATAAAAAAGGCATCCCAATATTAGCGGATACCCTAAAAAAATATGACACGCTAAGTATACAGGAAAAGAACGAATTGTTAAAGGATATTTTCATAAAGGTTGAATATGAAAAAAATGAGGGTGGGAGATGGAACAAAGAAGCAATTGATAAATTCACGCTTACACCTTACTTGAAAATCCTAACAAACGAATAAAGCAAAAAAAGAAACCCTTGATTTTAAAGGGTTTTTTTGTTGGGGTTTATCAATGACATTTAAAATGTACGTACTCTTACGTACATTCATTATATAAATGATTTACACAATAAAAAAAGCACTCTTTATTGAGTACTTTTTTACCAACCTAACTTCATTTTAAATACACATTCCTCATTTTCAAAGAGTTTCACATAATCCTCATAATAATCATGTTCGTTCTTTTTAATGTTTGCCATCATTTCAATGGCTTCGCTTTTTGTTCCTTCAAACACAATCTTTGAAGCACCTAAATTTTCTAATCTAACTGTATACATATTCTTTCTCCTTGAGGGGTTGCCTCTTTTATAACTAGTGTTGTAAGTGTTATCGCTTCACTTTTAATTTATTTATTGTTGTCAATCATTTCTTGCTGTCTATCTAAAATAATTGCATTTAATTCTTGTGCATGTTCTCTAATTAACTGCTGTTTAGATTTATAAACTGCGCTTGTTTGGTCTATGAATTTGATTACATACATTTCAGCCCAATCATTTAATAAATTAGAATAATCATGTGCTAATTTTAAATACTGCTTAGATGTTTTATCAAAACCATTAATAATCATATTTTGTAATACAAATCTATAATTACAAATTTCTGTAACCATATAATCCATTCTTTCGTCGGCGTTTTTAAATCTCATTTCTCTAATTTCACTAAATGTTTTTAATGTTATTGTTTTCATACCTTTTACCTCTCTTCTTTACAAGTACATTATACTATATGTATTACATATAATCAAGCCTTTTTTTACATTTTTTGACAAAAATAAAAAGAGTGAATTAACACTCCTTAAAATACGAAAGTATAGCCTTTATACTCATTATTTACTTTTTCTAGTTCAGTGCTCATTTCATCAAAGACTTTTGTAAGTCCTTGCATAGAGTCAGCATCTAAACCAACCAACTGCATGAAAGTTAAGCGGAACTCAACAGGATAAACTTGATTGATGTTCAAGTTTTCATCTTTTAATTGGATACGTGCGATTCTATAACCGAATCCATTTTTAAATAAGCACATTTCCAACTTGTCTGTTAGTTCTTTCTTGATTTCTTTTACTTCATTGTAGTTTAATCTCATTAGTAATTCTTCGTTTGTCATAATTAATCTCCTTTAGGGGTTTGCCCTTTCTTCTTTACAAGTATATTATACTATGTATCACATATATAGTCAAGCGCATTTAGCAAATTTTTATATTTTTTTCAATAAAAAAAGCACTTTTTAGTGCTTTGCTCTTTCTGCCTTTAATAGCAATTTTAAATCGTTTATCTTCTTCTTTTGGTCAATGCACATTTCTCTATATCGTTGTGCATCTGCATCATTTAAAATGCCACTTTTCTTATATTCCTTGTTTCTTTTTTTTAGATTCTTATTTTCATATTTGAGCCTTTTAATTTCCTTTTCTAAGTCTCCTATTTCATCTAAAAGACCATCATAGTCTTTTTCTAATCGTTCTACATACTCTTTATAATACTTATACTTTTCTGTAGTAACGATAGCATTCAATTCTTTATCGTTGTATTCCATATTATAATCCTCCATATTCAATTAAAAGATATGAGTTAACCAAAAACGCTATTGGTAAACCAATCATGAATAATAATGATGTGAGACAAATATCAAAATCTTGAATGCACGCCATCATAATAAATATTATTAGATTGATCGTAAGAAGTAGGTTTGTTACCCACTTCTTGAATTTTAATTTTTTCATGCTTTATTCTCCCTCTCTATACCAATATCCATATACACATCTTGTTCCATTTCTTGAGCAATCAAATGTATCATATATTACTCCATCTAGTACGCATGTAAGATGTTTGCTTACTGATACGATCAATGTTTGATGTGGCAAGTCCTCTTCTCTTAAATGTACTTGACAACCCTTTCCAGGTAGCATTGTAGGTTCCCATTTCCACCCAAGACTTTGAAGGTATGCTTTGTATACTTTCTTAGGTGTTCCATTTCTACAACTTTTGCCACCATTCAATTCTTTCAAATCCTTATAAACTTTCATATAGTCAATTCCTGTTGCAATTGCAATCGCTCTAACTGCACAATCTCCAACGTTTTTGGCTTTGAAGTATTTACTTCTTCCACCGTCATCATAAGTAAATTCCATTTTCTTTTTCCTCTCTTTCTTACTACACCTTTATTATATATGTATCACACATAAAAGTCAAGCACATTTAACTTTAATTTTGATATTTTCATAAAATGAAAAAACTAAAAAATGTACAAAATACTATTGACATTTCTATGTATTACATATATAATATAGTTGTAAAGTAAAGAGGTAAATGAATATGAAAAAATTAGAAATTGCAATCAATTTAATAGTGAATGATATTAAAGAAGATCTAGAAGGGTATTATAGTGATTGTGGAATTAAAACATGGTCTGAATATCTTGAAGAAACAGGTCGTGACAGTAGTGACTTTAAAGAAGATGTCCATTATATATTAATGAATTATTCTTACGTAAATGATGCTGATATATATTTGAATGATTCATATGAATTAGAATTAGAAAATGGTGAAATCGTTTCTTACAGAAAACTAATGAATATGGTTAGAAAGCAATTAAAAGCAGAAGGATATTTTGAATAAGGTGAGAAATCACCTTTTTTTATTTAATCACATTCAATTAACAACATTATAGTAATAGTGACAACCTAATAAATGCGATTAAAAATGAGCATAATTTCAATCGCAAATATTTTCGTCCACGTTATTTTCAATCACAAATAAAAAAAGAGTAGTTTTATAACTACTCTTCGTTAGTGATTTCTAACTTTGTTTCGACTTTTCCAACTCGTGATTTTAAATCATCAATCTCTATCCCATGCTTTTCTAGCCTTTTATTCTGTACTGCTTCATCTTCTTTAATGTGCTCAATGCAACTGTTTAACTTTTCAATGACTATTTTTAATTCATTGATTGGTTGTGTAAACTTATTGATGATTGCAACAAAAGAACCTAATGTGATAAATGCTAGAATAACATTACCAACAAATTGTGCTTCATTCATATGAACACCTCTATTCTTTGTTGATTACTTGTTTAAATGCTTGATGTAATCCTGTTGATGCTAAGCCACTGAATAAGCCACCTAATAGAATATCGGGTGTGAAACTCATATTGATCCATACATTTAATACAATCCCTAAAATTGCCATAATCAACGGAATGTATTTGTTATCAATCTTAGGAATGCTTGTTTTAATGACAAACCCAACACATAAACAAATGCCAACAATCACACATACTAAATAATTAGTTAAAAAATCTAAACTCATGCTTAATACCCCCTTTACAATGTGATAGTTCCTATATTTGTAACCGTATTATCTACGTCTACAGGCTGATTTACAAAGTTACCCATAAGCAACTGTTTTCCACTTGCTTTAATGCTTGTACCACTATTTATATTAATTTCGTTATATAGTACCTTTTTGCAAGAATAGCAACCATAACATGTACCTGTTGCATTCTCGATATTAAATTTACTATTTGAAACACTCTGACAAGCATAAGCACCATATAATGTACCATAAGCACTATTTATATATACATTGATATTTTCATGGTTGCCACCATATAAACTATATATAGTTTGTGAACTACTTTGTACTGCTTTTATATTAGCGTTCTTGATAGTCACATTATCTGTACAACTCATTACTGCTAGTGTTGTATCAGTTAAAGTTATGTTTGGTATAGTCGCTCTTGAAAAGTCAACTATTACTCTTCTTTTTGATGTTGTATCACTATTAAAATCAAATACATGATTATCAATAGAAGAAGCAATACCTAACGTTCCATTAACTGAAATATACAACTGTGAATTATCTTGAACGCTTGCATAATCACCAACACCATTCAAGAAATTCTTAACCATTGTTGATAATGTCTTATTGTCATTATCTCCTGTTGCTTCATATACATATTCACCAATTGCATTTACTTCTTCTTCTAACTTATCAACTCTTGTAACAGTGCTTTCTGCAATTGTTCCCTCAACACATTTCTTGTTAACAAATTCTATTCTTGTGCCTATTCTGTCTATTGCATTTGTAAGTATAACTTGTGTGCCTTGAGCGTTTATACTAAATTCATCTTTTGCAAGTACAAAACCATTCACACGAATTTCTAACACATCAAGAGAATTATTTACAAAGTTGATTGTGCTAGGTATTGTTAATGCTTTTTCGTTTGCTGAAACCGTTGCATATATCGCTTTATATTCTCTATAAAGGTTCGCTGATTTAACAGTATCCTTGATAGTATTGAACCATATATCAAAGTCACTTTTCTGTGTTGTCTCCCAATTTGTGAAACTCTTGCTTGTCTCATTGATAAATGTATCTTGAGCATCTTTATATTGATTGAATAATGTTGTTGTATCAAACTGCTCAATTAGTCCGACAATCCAACCACAAACATCATTATTTGATCGTGTATCTTCAATCATTGAATTTGTGACTGATGTTGTATTCTTATTCACAATGATATTTGCTAAACATATCTCGTATGTTGTTTCATCTCTTGTTAATGATGGTGGTGTAGGTGTTGAGGATAATTCGCCTTCCAACAATTTAACGTGTGTTAAACGTGTGCTATTGTCTCTTGAGATTACAATTCTATCAATCCTATTCAAGATTACATCACTTGAAGGAATATCAATTGTATAATCCTTATCAATCTCAAACCAATTATTTCCTACCTTGCCTCTACCCGATTTAACAGTAACCTTCATTCCTGTACTTTCAACAATCTGACAGGCATCTGAAACCGTTGCAAATATTCCATTATCGGAAATCAAGCCTTTGAAATAGTCATTAACCTGTTCTGCCGTATATGTTCTATCGGGTTCATTATCAACCATAATCGCATTGAAAAATCCACTATTTAATTCAATCATCTATTGCACCCCCTTCTATAATCCAAAAGTTAAAACTGTCTGTTTTCCGTTCTTGTCATAACTCTCTATCACTTCTATAATTCTAGCATTTATATACATATTATTCCATTTAGTTTTCATAATACTCACAATATCACCAATGTATATATCGCCATTTTTTCCATATGTATATCCACTCAATGAAACACTGCCATCAAAAGCCGTTGTTATTGTTGTAAGGTTTTCTAACCCTTCCTCTAACATCTGTTCTTTTATTTCTGCTTCTGATATTTCACCGTTGTTTGTAGACATGTTTCTTTGGTCAACCCATAACTCAAAGCGTTTCAATCCTTTAGGCTCAATACCATTATAGGCTTTCACTATTCTTCTATCAATTCCTTCTCCTTCACCTGCTACATAAGCAATGTTTTTTAAGGTTGAAGTCTGATATACATAAGTTACTTCTTTTAAATTGTCATATTCATCACTGAATATAACCCATGGATTCTCATTCTGTGCGTATGACCTATCAATACCTTTATACATTTCATAGTATAATTCATCATCTCTTAAAGGCATTCTAAAGCCTATTCCTTTAGATTCACATATTTCTTCTATCTTATCTAAAAGGTTTGCTCCTGTTATCTGTATTTCTATCTTTTCATCTATTGAATTATCAATAGCGCCTAATTTTACAAAACTGATATTTCTATTGGTATCTGTTGCATTGATCATATTCATTTCAATTAGATTTCTGCATTGATATTGAGCATTACCACTCAAGATAGTTTGTTGAGATACAACCCTACTATTCAACACATAACCCTCTGCAAATTTTCCTATTACTTTTATCTTGTCTCCATCTTCTGTATTGCTTACTATCTCATAATCCTCAATGATTCCAACGTTATCTTCATCATCATCTCTTACAACATATAAGCCACTCTTGATTAATGATAGATAATAATCTGTAACTGTTGTATGTAGTTCAAAATCACCACTCTTATAATATCTAGTAGCCCATATCAATTCAGCGTTTTCAATCAATCCTAATCTTTCAAAATTCTCATTCTCTATGATTACATCCATAATTATATACCCTCATAGTTTGAATAATATTTGAAATCAATATCAATATATTCATTCCCACTTTCAGCAGAATATGTAAATACATTATCTCCTGTTTCTAATTGCAAGAATTTGCTACCTTTTTTCAAGTAGTTGAATATATTTGTTTCAACTGCATTCCTTATTAGTTTGACTCTCTTGTTATTGATATGAGTTGTAATTAAAATCGTATCTCCTTTCATCATTATGAAAGGTCTTTCAGTAGTTCCAACCCCTATATATTCCTTTGTATCACGATTGTATATAGTGGGATTTATAACTTCTCCTCTTGCAGATATTTCAATAGTCATACCACTTGAAACATTACCTTCATTAATTAGGTTTAGAATGCTTATCTGCGAATATATGCTGAATGGTCTTGGCGTGACTGTATAGAAAGGAAAATAGAATTTAGGTGCAATTATATTCATGTTTATTAAAGTCTCTTCTAAGTCCTTAAAAAATGGATTTGGACATAATATAGAAATCTGACATGTAGTAAGCATGCTGAATTGATCGGGTTCATTGCTTTCAACATATCCATCAATCCAAACTTTCTTGGTGTTTGTCTCAAAATACAATTTTACATTTTCCTTGTTAGGAAAGTATTTATATAATGCTAGTCTGTTTTCTTCAACATATCCTTTTATAACTAGATTAATCACAATGTTTCTTGTGCCTATTCTAGAATGTACAAAGTCTGCACCATCTTCTATATTGTCACTCATTGCAATATCAGCAGAGGGCGGGTTAAGCCCTAAAACTGATTCAATTTGGTATTTATCTTCATCATCAGTTAAACATAATTGTTTTCCTTTTGAATTTTCAACCGTTATCTTTATCATGACTTAACCCCTCCTTTTAATAAGTTTCTGCTCTGTCTGTAAATGTCTAATGTGCTTAATGTCTTAGGTGATGTTATGTATTGGTTGAATGTGTTGTTGACTGTTTTACTATTTGAAACATTATTTACATTTGAAGCCCCATTAATAACTCCTAAGCCTTTCTTGACATCTTGTAATTCTTCATTAACAATCTTTCTGATTGTATTAACAGGTGAAATGATTTCGTCTTGTGTAGGGTTATCACCAACCATAGCCAAGAATGGATTGTTCTTTTTAGCAAGTCCACCTTGAGCAAGTCTTGGTAAATTGAATGTGTTCAATCTCTTTAAGTTGATTCCTGGAACATCGTTTATTTTTCCAATCAAACTATTGATAGCATTGATAGGAGAATTTAAAACATTTTCTGCTGTTCTAAGTACTGCATTTACAGCACTCTTGAACGCTCCACTAACTGCTTGTCCTACTTTCTGCCCTATATTTGTAAATACTGATTTAATAGTGTTCCATATTCCACTAAAGAAACTGCTAACCCCACTGAAAGCGCTCTTGACTGCACTCCATGCACTTTGGAAAGCACTGCCAAACCAACTGCTTACAGTATTGAATACACCTTGGATACCACTCCATACACCACTAAAGAATGATACAACACCATTCCATGCTCCTTGTATTCCTTTAACCGCTCCATTAAAAGCACTTGTAAACCATGAAGCGACAACATTATAAACGCTGACTATTCCGTTCCATATTCCTGTGAAGTAACCAACAACACCATTCCACACACTTTGTATTCCATCATAGGCACTTTCAAATATATCTGTAAGATAATCAATAACAGGTGTGAATATTTCAACTATCTTTGACCAAACAAATTGAAATATTATAACCATATTATCGAACGTTATTTTTATGTTGCTGAATATAGTGCCAAATATGCTACTGAATAACTTAATAGCAGGTGAGAATACTGTAACAATGCTTGTATAAACATTTGTGAATATCGCAACTAATCCATTCCAAATTCCTTCAATCGTTGAAACAATCGAACTGAATAAATCACTAAAGAATGAACCTATAGAAGAAAATACACCCATGACACCACTTAATAATGTACTAAAGAAATCAACTAATCCACTCCATACGCTTGTTATTAAATCCCAAGCGCCACTAAAGAATGAAGCAATCCAATCAATTGCTGTTTTACACGCTCCTACTATCGTATCCCATACACCTATCCAAAACTTTCTGAATCCTTCTACATTGTTCCACAAGTAAATGAATGCAACAACTAGCCCTGCTATTGCACTAGCAATTAATACAAACGGGTTCGATGCCATTGTAGTGCTCAACAACGCAAATGCTTTCTGAACACCACTAATAATCCCTTGAATTGCTAACGCTCCTGCTAGTACTCCAAAAGCCGTTGCAACTCCTGCTACAATTGGGGCTATAACAGTCATATTGTTAATGACAAACTTCAACAAATCGGTCAAGATAGGTTCTAATGTGTTTACGATAGGTTGAATTAGATTGACCTCAAGTGTTTTACCTAATTCTGTCCATTGGCTTGCTAAGTTATCGTACTTAACATCATCAACTTTCTTCATAGTTCCCTCGACATTACTGTATGTATCATTAACATCATTCAATGAAGAAATAACCTTCATTGCGTTATCTTCACCAAGTGCGCTCCATGTGTCACTTGCAACCGTCAATAACTCTTGCTTATTTCCTGCTGTCGCTAAATCATTAATGATTGATTTAAATACATCTGCTTGTGTTGCTTTTCCGTCTTTCCATGATTTAAATAAATCCTGTGTCTTGGTTGAGAAGTTACCCATCTGATCCTCAAAACGTCCATCAACCATAGAAATACTGATTTCTTTAACTAAGTCATTCACTTTGTCAAGGTTATACGCTCCACTATCAACACCGTTTTGTAAGATAGTAAACATTTCTTCTGCGCTAAATCCTGCTTGTCCCCATAACTGTGAGTATTCTGCAATGTTATCACCTAATTCATCAGACTTATTCAAACCATTTTGAGCGCCTTTAGCGATTAGGTCAAAGGCTTCATCAGCACTTACCCCCATGTTTTCCATTAAGCCTTGCACACCTCTAAGCGTTTCATTGAAATCCATTCCAAATGTATCTTGCAAAATAATAAGATTCTTTGTCATGTTCTTGATTTCTTCTGAACCTAAATCCATATTAGAAGTTTGCTGTTTCACCAGTGAAATCTTTTGCGCTAAATCTTCCCAACTCTCACCATAGTTATTTTTATAAAGGTCATCCATCACATCTTTAAAATCTTTCATTTCGTCATTAGTTGAGCCTGTTGATGCTTGTAATTGGTCTAGTGCCTTTCCTCCTTCTGTCGCTAAATCCTTGAAGGCTTGTATGGCTTCTTGAATAACCTTACTTGCTAAATCTGCAACGACATCTTTTAATACTGTATAACCATCACTAGAATTTTCTGCTTCTTTTCCTGTCTCTTCTAATGAACCACCTAATTTATTTGCACTGCCTTTTAAGTCGTTCATGGTTTCCTTGTTCTTGTCAAGGTCTCCATTTAAACTAGTAATCTTTGATGCAAGGCTTTGCGCTTCACTTGATGTTTCACCAAATTCATAGCAAGCGTTCATGTAAGCAGTCTTTAATTCCTTAATATCTTTTTCTTGATCGTTTATTGTATCTTCAAGTTTTTCAAGAGATGTTCTTGTATCAACGCTTTCTTTTTCAATATCATTTAAGGCATTTTCATAATTGCTTAATTCTTTCTTTGTCTTATTGATTGAAGCCTGTTGATTCAAGATTGTTATATTAAGATTTTCAGATGCTTTTTTGTTTCTTTCCTGTTCCTTTACAGTCTGATTCAATTCTTTTTGAAGGTCATCAAGGTTACCTTTTAACGCTTTTGATGCTTCGGAATTTTCTCCTGTTGCTTTCACGCTTTCATCATACTGTCTTGTTAATTCTACAATCTGCTTTTTTAGGTTTTCTGCATGTTTCTCTGCTTCTTCTTGCGCCTTTGAATATTCTGCTTGTTCACCTTTTAAAGCGTTCAACTTCTTTTCTTGTTGCTCAATGATAGAATTAAGTTGTTTAATCTTTGCTTGAAGCCCATCTGTAGACTTTGACCAATCGTCCATCTTTGAACTTGCTTCTTTAAATTGAGCATTCGCAAGTTTTATCTGTTTATTTGCTTCTGTAATGCCCTTTTTAAAATCGGATATGTCAACTTTAAACTTTGTTGTTACCTCTTTAGCCTTACCTTTTGCCATTTATAACCCCCCTTTCTGCGTTAAATCCATCCTCCTGTTCCTCGTTTCCCTGTTACATTTCTTCTTATGTGTCTTGTTCCATCACTTTCAACAGTCTCATTACTGTATTTATTGCTATCCTTGATTAATCTAATAAGTCTAAATACTTCTGTCGCTCTCTGTTGCCTTACGATAAATGGATTTAAAGAAGGATACATTTCACAAATACTATTAGTTAGTTTATATAATGTTTGTGGTACGGGGATATTATCATCTATCCCCCCATCACGTTTTTTGATCCATCACTAAACTGTTCCATTGCAATTTTTAAGATACCAACAACAACGGGAATCAATTCCTTTACTTTGATACATTTCAATTCTTCATCACTCAAGCCATAGAACACATCTTTCAATAATGGCTTTAATTGATTCATTGTTTTCATGACCATTTTTAAAATCTCGTTTGTATCATTCATATTTTCAACATCAAAGATTGTTAGAATATCTTCAACTGTTCCATACATCAAATCATATTCATCTGTCTTATATGTCTTAACAATTTCTCTTTTTCCTGTTTCTTTGTCTCTTTCTTTTCCATAAATATTTAATACTAGTTCCATATTTTTCTCCTTTACTAAAAAATAGATGGAGACTATAAGAGGAATTGTAATTCCACTTTCCCCATCTATTTACTATTTGAATATTTCAGTTTAAACGCTTGGTGTTTTCTTAGTGAATGTAGATAATGTGTCGGGTGTCTGCACTTTATCAAACCATGTTGATAAATCAATTGTGCTTCCATCGGGTTGAACATCTTCTAATGCAACATATGTTTTCTTTCCACCATTTTTAAATTTATGAGTTGTTGCAATACCTGTATAGACTAATGAAAGGTTGTTAGAATCAGTACCACCATTCTTAGTAGTGTTAGTTTCATCGGGAATAGCAAATGTGCCTTTTAAAGACCATTTGTATGTCTTGATTCCACTTGTTACTTCTGTCACATAACCAACTGCAAAGTATGGATTTTTTACATCTCCACCACCCAAAATCGCTCCTGTTGTTGCATCAACATCTTGTCCTGTTAGTTCTGCTAACAATGCTAATGGTAAATGGTCAATTGTAAACGTTCTTGTTTCTGCCCCTTGTCCTTTTAATACCAAAGCAGGGTTATTGTCATAGTATTTAGTTTCACTAGACTGTTCTACTGTTACTCCAACTTCTGCAAGTCCTGCTAACTCTTTGACTTCTCCTGTTGTGTAACTTTCAGAATCATCTTTTGTAATCTTTGCATAAACTAGATTCTCACAACCTCTATATTCTGCAACTTCTGCTTTTGCCATATTTAATTCCTCCTTTTTTCTATATTTGCTTCTAGATATTTTCCTGTGTAATTAGGAATATCACTATAAGTATCTGTAGGCTCTTCATCAATATTAAAACCATTATTTTCTAATAGTTCTACTGCCTTATTCATTGCTACATCAACAATTTTTATATCATCACTAAAGAATTGTATCTGATAATAATAAATGATTGAATGGTGTCTATTGTCATAATATTCATCTCTTGGGCTTTCCCAATTCCAATATGTGAAGAACGCTCTAGGACATTCTTCATCTGCTTCTATTGTTCCTTGTTTGATAACCTCATAGCCAACTTTTTCAAGTATCTCTATTAATAACTCGTCCATTCAATCACCTCTCATTGCTTTTGATATTGCTTCAAAGATAACATCTTGTTGAATCTCTGCAACTTTTTCTTTTGTCTTGTTTCCTTCTAGAAGTGTTTTAAGTCCTTTGACTGCTCCACCTTTTCCACCTCTAATAAGGAATATTGGAACAGGCGAATTATCTAGATTAAACCCAACATCAACAGTACATGTCTTTCCTGTCCATTGTATATTAGGTTCTCTGATAATCTGCTTTATTGAATGCTCTCTATCTTTTGTTGAGTATTTACCATGTGCAGGCAAATTTGACTTATCAAGTTTCTTTTCAATTAATGGTGTTATATATTCATGCGATTTACTTAAGGCTTCTTCTGTCGCTTCTTCAACATTTCCATCAACCTTTTTCAAATCGTCTAACATGCTATTGATCTCTTCAAAGTCTATACTAAACTTATGACTAGCCATTACTTTTTTCCTTTGATTCTCTGAACCTTGAATTTAATATATTGATTCTTCATCTCTATGTTTTCGGGTTCGTTTAGGATTTCAAATAACGCTCCATCACTCATTCTTTTTAGTCTGCAATCACTTTGAATGTCGGGTCTGAACCATGTAACAACGTTTGCAGTGTCATATATAACATATCTTCCATTAATATCTTTTTCAGTTCCTCCGTACGTTTTAAAACTACAATAGATTAAGTCTTTTTCTATATATGATTTAGGTTGTGTTACTCCTTTAACCTTCTCATATTCACTCACTACTAATAGTTTAAAAGGTACTCTCATGTCTCTCGCTTCTGTAGGTCTATACATCTTCTTCACCTGCTCTTAACTGCACAACTCGCTCCTTAAAATAAGGAGATAGACCTGTGGAACCACTTCCATAATCCCACAAGTCACTAACTCCACGAGTGATAACTCCGATAGATTTATTACTATTAATAATAGCATCAGAAACACCTGCGCCATGCATGAAGTCTTTCACTTCATCAATATAGATTGATAATGTATCATCTTGATAGTCCCCTGTGATTCCTAAGCCGTTCTTAACTTTTATTAATAGTTCTTCGTTTCTTTCGTCTATCATCATTATCACCTACTTTCTATTAACTAAATTGTTGGTTCAGCCTTTTTAATTCTCATGAATCCACGATATGAAGTTGTATTACCACCTGCGAATACAACACCCTTATAAGCAATCATGCCATTTTTGAATTTATAATCATAAGATTTCTTGATTTCAACAGGTGAGAAGATAGCAGTTTCATAATACATAGGAATACCATAAATCATGCAGTAATCATCTTTAACAGCCGTTTCTAATGACTTTAAGTTAGAGTTGATAATATAAGGTACTGTATTGATTGTCTGATTTGCTAAGTCAATTTTATAAGCATGGTCACCAATATCATTTCTAACTAATGAAAATGCTAATAAATCTGCTTTATTGAGAATTAATACACCCTTCTGTTCAACTTCTTCATCTCCACCATATGAGAAAATGATTTTATTTAATGTATCTTGGTCAATCTTAGAAATTGCTAAATCGTCAGTTTCTAACACGGCAGTGTTATCAGTAATTTTTGATGTGATACCAATGAAAGTATTTGAAGTCCCTGCTCCTGCAATCTGCTGTTCTGCCATCTTTTTCTTTAATGCAACTTCAATACCTTTTCTAATTTCTGATTCATAATCTGCATTAGGTAGTTTTTCTAATTCTTCACTATATTCTGCATATGCAGTAATCTTTACTTTGTTGATTTTCGCATGTCCAAAGTCTGTTTCTGCATCTGTATATGCTCCACCTTCTTCGGTTAATCCACCTTCACCATAAGACTTAGTAAATGGTGCTTCATAAGATTCTCCACCCTGTAGGTTTCTAACCTTTGTTAAATCAACGAATGAAGAAACCTGTCTGAATGGTACTGTTGCTAAGTCGCTTGACTGATGCTGTGGTAATAAAATATCATCACTTGCAATTGTGATTGCTCTACCTTCTTTTAAGGCTTTACCTCTTTCTTCTCTATCCTTGATAGATAATTCACGTTTATTCTTATCCATCTTGTTACCTCCTTCTAATTCTGTACTTGATAATTTTCTGATGTTTGTTTCATCAATCTTAACCCAATCATTTGAACGCTTTACATCGTCTGATGTTGGTTCTTCTTCATCTTTCTTAGGCTCTTCTGTAGGTTCTTCTTTTTTGTCGTCTTCTGCTCTTTTGTTTTCTTCTGTAGGCTCGCTTGTTGGTGCTTCTTCGGGTTCGCTTTCAATTGCCTGTAACTGTGCTTCTGCATCTGCAATTTCCTGTGCAATCGTCTTTAAAGTTTCACCAATTCCACGAATCTCTTTTACATCTTCACTTTTATCAATTCTTTCATATAACTTATCTCGTTCATCTTTTTTAGAACGAATAATTTTCTCTAAATATTCTTTGATATTCATTACATAAATCCTCCTTTGATTTTCGCTTTTAATCTTTCTAATTCAACATTCTCCAATGTTTTCTTGCCATTCTCCAATGACTTGCTACGGTTCAGTTCAGTCTCCACCAATTCCTTACTACGTGCATATATAGAAGTTCCGTCATATGCAGGTACATCTACAACTGCACAATCCCAAACTTTCTTAATCTTTGTGATGTATCTTTTAATAGGCTTTGTGTTTTGGTCTAATTCGTGCTCCTCAACAGTGAAGCAGAAAGACATCTTGTCTAACAGTCCTGCCTTGATACATTTATAAATATCTACATTGTCTGTAGTATCTATTAATTCTGCTCTGATGAATAATCCTTTATCATCAATAGTACATTTAAGGCTTCCGTTTCTCGTTCTTGCTAGGATTCCTTTTGCATCTCCATGATTGTACTTAAGACAACAGTCTGTAAAGTCTGCATCATCAAATGCACCTTTTCTAATCACTTCTATATAAGTAAGATCCCAATCTTCAATTAAAGTTTCTTCATCAAATACACTTGCATATCCTTCAACAACCATTTTCTTTGTTCCATCTTCATTGGTTGCTTCATCTGCTCTAATCTCTTTTATTCGCATTTCTTTATTTTCTTTAAGACTTCTATAATCCGTCTTTAATTTGCTCATATTATCACCACCTTTATATAAAAAATAAGCCTATCAACTTAATGTGATAGGCTCATAGGCTCGTTTATATTAATAATAGTCTTACATTTCTTACATTTTAACTGTATGCCCTTTACAACAAAATCATTATTCACTTTAAAAAGTTTCTGATTGCATTTAGGGCAACAATACCAACCGTTAATTATCATATAATAACCTCATTTACACCTTAATTATATCATGTTTTTTGTATACTTTTAACAACTTTTATTCACTATTTGAAACACTATCATTTTGATTATTCTGTTCACCAACTTGATATTTTGAAGCATCTTTCGTTTTGATGTAGTTCAATGACATAAAGCGCTCGTCTCCACCTTCATAAGGTTGTTCACCAAACCATCCCAATACTTGGTTATTGGTTACACCACCTGTTGGTAAAAGAAGTTCTGCAAGTTTTAGTTTCTTGTCTGCGCTCATCATCTGTATTTCACTTGTATAACAGATAATGCTGTTTCCGTTCTTTCTTGCAAATGGTGTTAACATTACTCTTTCAATAGCCTGTCCTAAACTGATAGCACCACTTTCAATAACTGTTTCATAGAATGCTTCTTTATCTTCACTTGTATATTTACCATCTAGTATTTCTTCACTAACTCCATAATGTCTTCTAATCTTATCATCAAAGAATTTCAATAAATCCTTGCTTACAGTTCTACCATAGAAAGGAATAGGATTGTATTCAGTTCCTTGGTCTAAGATAACAAAACCACTCTTATCGTCATTTAGTTTCTTTTCAAACTCTTGTCTTTCTTTTTCAAGTTTATTTTTACCAATCAAGCCCGACATTTTAAATATGCCCGTTACTTTTAATGAGCCTTCTATTGATTTGAATGTTGCTTGAATCATTTTATCATTCGTTTCTAGGTGTCTAAGAAGTGTTGTATTGTTCGCACTTCCATTTTTATCTCCACCCATATATTCATTCTCACCATATTCTTTTCTCCAATGAATGATTTCATCGTATCTTAATTTTCCACTATGTTTCCCATTCTTAAAAGTGAAGTCAACATATATGATACCTAAATCATCTTCAAAGAAATCAACTCTAACAGGATTTAAAGGATATAAGGCTTTATATACCTTCTTTGTTCTGCCGTTTGTAGGATTGTAATAAAGATCGTATGTAGGATAAATAAAACAGTTCTTATAAGTCTCTCTTAACCACGCACATTTTCTCAAGAAATCGCTTTGTGTCATTAGATTGTTTGGATTCTGTAGAATCTCATTGATGTTATTGTCTGTTACTTTTACTTCCTTACCATTCACAATTCTTATATGTCTAGGCTTCAATTTAGAATATTCATCTAGGATTCTATTTGTGATTGTGAAGACAGTTTCATCATTCATTATGTTATCTCCAAATTGAGAGAATGATGGTGTTCCGCTCGTACTACTTGCCCACATAAAAGATTTATTTATTGCTTGTTTTGCTAACTTATCAATCAATCCCACTATTCAACACCTCCGTTATATTCATTTACATGTTTCATGTATTCATTCTCATATCTATATAATATTGCATATGTATCTATGCATGCACTAGTTCCATCAATTCGCATTTCTGTCTTCATCTTAGCAGGTAAGATTAATTCGTTGTTATCCATTTCAAATGTGGTATTTTTAAAACACCATAAATCAACTTCATTTAATCCTTGCACATATTGAGATTTTAAATCTGCTTCAAGATGTTTCATAGGTGTACTCATTACATATTTATTCTGATTTATCATTTCACACGTTTCACCTTTTCTATATCCATATCCTATTTCCTTCATAGCATTTAAGAAATCATTTGCAAAACGTTGATCGTACCCTAATTTGAATATTCTAATGTTGTATTGCTCAAATACTCTTAAATACCATTCAGCAACTTTTGAAAGTGAAACTCTATTACCTTCATGAACCTCAATGAATCCTCTTTGTGCCCATTCTCTATATCTTGCTCCACCGTTCTTATCACTGTCTAGTTTGCTTTCGGGAATGAAATACTTGTTATAGAAATATTTATGTTCATCATTAGGCTTCATGAACATCATTGTTACACACGTTAAATCTGATGTTTGCGATAAGTCTGCTCCTGCTATCGCTACACAATTTCTAAAGTCTTCAAGTGAATAGATATTTTGAGGGTAAAAGCAATCATCTTGTAGCCATGCTTCTGCACTGTTCTGTTTGATGTTGAAATCCTTACATAACATATGTACTTTTGAAGACTTTGATAGTTTAGCCTTAATCATATTCTTTTCAATGAATGACCATTTTTTTACTCCGTAAATCAAAGATGGATTAGACTTGCACCAACTCCATTTATCTTGAAATATTTCTTGTGTAGAATCCTGTGTGAATAGCCAAGGTAAGAAATGCTCGTCCTCTATTTCACCATTCAAAACACCTCTAGCATATTCTAGTTTTTCATCAAGAAGCCCATCATTAATGAATCCTTCTGTTGTACACGTTATTAACAATGGGTTTTCTTTGATAGACATACTTTCCCAACATGCCATAAATATTTCGTTCGTCTTGCTATCATGCATTTCATCATAATAGCACTTGTCAATATTTCGTCCATCTTTATTTTGTGTCTTTTCACTCATTTTGAATATTGTAATGTTCTTTATATCGTTTCTTATTTCCGCTAAATTCTGCCTTGTGAGTTCGCTTTTAGTGTCAAGCCTACCTCTCATACCTCCAATCTCTTTCCATATGAGAGAGGCTTGCTTATCGTCATTTGAAGCACATACAATATCCTCTCCACCACTACCAAGAAATAAATCATAATTTCCATCACTTGCAAGGTCTGTTGATTTACCATTCTTTCTTCCTACAAGTTCAAGAACCTCATTGAATCTCCTTATTCCTGTATCTGCCATTTTGAAACTATACACAACTTCCCAAAACGCTTTTTGTTGCAACATTAAACTCATAGCCTTCATAAAGAAAGGCTTTTTTCCTTGCAAGCAACACGTTTCTTTGAATTGTATTCTCTTTTCGCTTTCTTTTGTATCATATATGTATTTAGAATTTGAAAGGTCTTCAACAAGTTTATTTATTTCTGTTCTCATTTCCATGCCAACAATTAAAGGTGTTTTGATATATTCATCTTTCTCTTCATTGTATAAATTAATATAGCCTTTATTTATACAATCTTGATAGGTTTCCAACCATGTTTCTTTTGTTTTGTGATATAAAGGTTTATTCAAACTGTTTTAACATCTCCATCAATGGACTATCTTCTTTAACATCAAACTTACCTAAAGTAGATAGTATAATCTTGATCTTGCTATCATGCCTTTGTGAAAGGTCTGAATACTCTTTAGAAAGATACTTCTTTTGTTCTGCCTTTGTTTTGTTAGTTGGAATACCTATTTTTAATAATGCTTCTTTGATTTTCTCTATTTGTTCCTGTTCAAAAAGAAAATCGGGTATCATACTTGATAAAACTTCTTTCTTTCCATCATCTAAGTTATTAAATATACTTTTTAATTGTTCTTCTGTCATATCATCACACCCTTTTTATTGTTTTTATATAATTTTTGATAGTTTTATATGATTTTCATTTTTTTAGGCTTTTGAACCTTGAAAAGTTTGAAAAATTGACGTGTACGGAAAAAGTA